GGATCTAGATTATTACGCCAATTGAACATAACAGGTCTAGCACCTAGTACAAAGTTTAAGCCTACATCTAAATTTTGTATATTTGTTTTTAGGTTTATATCCGATGGAGCAGTACTAGTTAAAAATTTACTGGCATCTGTATATACTGTTGAATTAGGACTTAATCCCGCAACAAATATTGATGGAGTTTGTAACCCAGTATTAGCACGCATAACCCCTTCGCACATCATATCACTGCCAGAATTAATATACCCACCAGCATAAAAATTACCGCCAATAGCTTCTGGACTAGACATACTACCTGTTGGGCCGGTTGGGCCGGTGGGTCCTGTTGGACCTGTTGGACCCGTGGGACCTGCTGCCCCTGCGGCACCTGCTGGGCCTGTTGGGCCGGTTGGTCCTGTAGCACCGGTAGTACCGGTAGCACCTGTTGGTCCTGGTGGTCCTGGTGGTCCTGCTACAGTACTTGCTGGTCCTGTTGGCCCTGGCGGGCCTGGTACAAAACTTGCTGGTCCTGGGGGTCCTGGGGGTCCTGCTGGTCCTTGTGCTCCTTGTGGTCCTTGTGCTCCTTGTGGTCCTTGTGCCCCTTGTGGTCCTGTAGGACCTGTAGGACCTGGCTGAGTACTTGCTGGTCCTGTTGCCCCTGGTGGACCTGGGGGCCCGGGTACAGTACTTGCTGGGCCTGTTGGACCGGTTGGTCCTGCTACAGTACTTGCTGGGCCTGTGGGACCTGTGGGACCTGTTGGGCCTGTGGGACCTGTTGGGCCTGTGGGACCTGCTGGGCCGGGAGTGCCAGCTATCGTTGCCCAAGAGAGTGTGCCGGTTGTGGTTGATACCAAAGATTGGCCACTGCTTGTTGGATATGCAGTAGGCAGAGTAAGCACTATGTCAGCATTACTATTATACGCTGGTTTTAATACAGTGCCATAACCAGTACCGGTCCATAGTCGTATACCACCATTTATATTAACATATATCCCATTAGTAATATCATTTGGCCTACCAATATTCATCCAGCCGTAATAATTGCTATTACCTGTTCTATAATAAGTATGAAAATATCCTGCACCTTGATTTCCCTCGATATTTTCCTGAAACGTCGATGGACTGTCTTGTGCAGTGGGGCCATAAAAATAATGCCGATAGTCGCCGTTTTGATTAGACTCCCCATCATAACTTTTACTTATATAAAGACTTATACTACTCTGTGAACCACTGCCATAAAATCCACTACTATATGTTAATAAATTTGGGCTACTGCTAGTATTTCGCCTAGTTATTAGCCACTGTCCTGCACTATGTGGGCTGCTATTATCGCTGCCAGTGGTTGAACTTACAAAACTAATTCCTTTATTGTAACCAGTAACCGAAGCTACAGGCATTAAAGTAATAAGACCAGAATTAAGAATTGTTTGCAACGAATTAGGGTCTATAGGACCTGCACCTAATGCAAACCCTCTACCAATACTAATAATTTTATTATCACTTTCGTCAAAAGCTTCTATTAAATTATCGTTATCCCAGTTTAATTCTATTCTTTGTTTATTTGTTTGCCCAGTAGGATTTTTTGTTCTAAACTTTGCAGCTTCTAGTGTACCTGCTGTAATACTGCCTAGATCAGCACTAATTGCCGACAAATTATTTACACTTAATTTATTGGAAGTAATAGTGCCAGTTTGTATAGTGGCACCATCTATGGAAGTATAGTTAAAACTACTAGTTCCATCGCTTAGTGTATTATTAGTAAAAGTTACTAGGCCAGTAAAATTAATTGCTTGTGCAGGACCTGTAAAAATAGGCGCACTACCTTCTACTACAGTATAGCTACTATACCAATATTTATTACTATTACCAGCAGTAAATGTTGGTGCACCAATTTGCCAATTAGTTGTTAAACCTGTAAAAGTGCCGTTAGTAAAGTCATAACTAGTAGCACCTGGGGTAGGCGGTGCCGTGCTTGCTGTAAGAGTATAATAAACTTGACCTGAAGCAGTTCGTAGCCCTGTTGGTCCAGGACCGCCCGGACTACCAGGACCACCAGGGCTACCAGGACCACCAGGGCTACCAGGACTACCAGCCGCTCCAGCAGTCTGCTTTGTAATAGTAAAACGCTTAGTAAGATTAGTAAATCCAGTTTTACTTGCTACAAAATCAATATAGCCAATGTTAGCGCTTAATCCTGTAACAGTTTGTGTTCTGCTAGTAGTTGCTTCACTAGTAGTAACATTTGTTTTTGTAACACTATAACTCCAATTTGTGCTATCATTTTCGCTGCCTACATACACATTCATAGTTGTTGTAGCACCAAAAAATGTTAGCACATTTCCATTACTATCTGCCGGTACGCCAATACTTGTAAGCGTTAATTCAGCTGTAGGAGTATTTACAATCTTATTAAAATTAACACTTTTAGTATATGCGGTACCTAAAAATGTTAAACTGGCTGTGGCTGTAATTACAGTATTAGCAGGAGCATCTGCTGCGGCAATAGTTAACACTTTAGTAGTAGCATTAACCGAATAAGTTATAGTATTGGGAGTAACCGTCCAAGTTAAATCTTCAATTCCGCGCAGTTGACCATTTAAACTAGGTGTTGCTATAAACGAAGTAGGATTAGCTACACCTGCGGCACTAAGTGTAATAGTGTTAGTATTAGTACTAATACTAACATAATTAGAACTAATTGCTTCTAATCTTACCGCAGTCTGATCCAATATCTTATTAGGCTCATTGATAATATCAGCCATTAAATTAACACTCCTACTTGAATTCGCCCATTTATCCAATCTCTAGATATATTTATAATTACACCCAATTTGCTATTCAGTAAATATCTTCTATTAGTTAAACTAATAGTATCACCTAGTTGTAGATCAAATAAATGCGGATAACCAACAAAAGTATAGATGTACCTTACAGTAGACCAAAACGAGCTTCTAGTATAGCTTTCATTCTCTGCCCCTGTTTTAGTTATAAGCAATGTTTCTTCTAGTACATCTTCAGAATTTAACTTATAAGCATTGGCAACATCGTAATTATTTGTTATTGCTAAAAAATACTGTTTGCTATAAATATCTTGAAGATTACTTGGTACCCCGGCAGCTAAACCACTTTCTTGAACTGTCCAGTTTCTACCATAACCTAACTTAGATGTAGGCTTTATTGGAGCTTTGTCGCCTATAAACAGTGAGTATTCTTCAATATCGCTGCTAGTTATATTTTGAACTGCGCTACTAGCAATCTCTAATTTTATTAATTTTAATAATCCTACATCACTGTCATTTTCTTGTGGACCTGCTGTTACAGTTAACTGTGCTCGTGCACTTTTTGCCAGCCTATTACAAACATCTAATACATTTGCTGTTTCTCTAATATACACTCCAATGGCTCTTGTATATTCTGAATTAACAACTGGAAAACTATTATCAAAATTAGTAAAATTTGTAGTATTTATATCTGTATTTTGTAACCTTGCACCACTAGGCCCATACTGTGTTAGTATATTTTTTATGGTTTCGCCAATCTTATTAGTATATGTACCACTAGGCTTGTGTCCTTGTACACTGCAAGTTATTTGGCCAAAAGGTGCTCTGGTTAGTGTAAATGTACCCGCTGTTAAATTTGCTGTAAAAAGTACAGGTATTCCATTATCCCTAACTTCTATAATACGCTCTATAGGTCCGTTATGTACCTGATAAGTAAGGGTGCCACTATTTAATAGCAGTGGAGTAACATTAAAACATTCTCCAAAAGTTAATGGTACTAATTCAACAGCATTGTTTTTTCCAGTAATTTGTACAGTTTGATCGCTTATAGGCGCATTTAGTTTTTGAAATACATCACTAATTACTAAATTTAAATTATTTCTGCCACTAGTGGCAATATCTGCTACATTACCTTTAAATAATAATTTAAAATCACTTTTCTTCCAGCTAGGATCACCAATATAAATAGCTACAGATCTATTTGTCCAAATATGTGAGAAAAAATATTGGTCTAACTCGCCATTGCTATTATCTAGTTCAATATCACCTATAGAAATAGATACGGAACCGTCTAGTGTTAGTGATTCACTAAAACTTATTCCTCCGGTTATTAACGGAGCATATGCAGTATTTGCAGGGGTATCTAATGGGTCTGTAACATATGCACCATTTGAAAAATAAAAAGTACTTTGGCTACCTTCTCCGCCTAAAAATACTGTTTCAACTTGACGTTTAGTAAGTATGCTTCTATCTATTAAGTTAGTCCAAAACGTTAAACCACCACTGTCTGGACTACGTAAAAAATAGGTATTGTATAATAACGTAACAAACCCTGTAGTAGTGCCTACATAGCTAGTACTTAAATTTTGATCGGCAACAGGGGTTACAGCTGTAGTAGCCGTAACTCCTGTAATATCTACCAAAATTCGTCTTATATGCTCTGGGCGTTTAAGCCAGGCTTTAAGTTGTGCCAATGTTGTCATATATTATTCTTCAAAATAACTTATTGTAGTACCATATCTAGTTACTAAACCAGCTGAATATTTCTTGGCAATTGTAGCTCTTTGTTGCGCTGCAAGTTGTTGCGCTGCAATTTGTTCTTGTACATCTAATGAGTCGCCTTCTCGTTGATCATCATCTGTTTTAGTAGATTGTTTTTCTATAGTTGTATTTAGTTTTACTAATTCGTCTTTTATTACTGTTGTTAAAGTAGTATCAGCTGCCGGTGCCTGTATATTTACTACAGGTTTTAGTGCTGCAGTTAATGCTTCTTGATCTTTTTTCAATTTATCAGCATAATTAATTCCTTCAGCACTACCACGTATAGCATTTTCTACTGCACTTAATGAAGTTAAGTTACCCATTAAACCTTTAGTCCAAAACTCTAATCCACTTTGTTCTGGTGCACGACCTAATAACTTAGTGTAGAGTTCTATAACATTGGTTTTAATTGTGCTTTCTTTAATTGCATCTATTGCACCTTGGGCTTCTTGCGTTCTGTAATTACTAAATGATTGATTAAACTCATCTTGTAGTTGTGCTAGTGTTTTACCACCAAATGTTAATGCATCTTTAATACTTTGTACACCAGTAGCAGTGTCTTGATTTGCCTGTAGCTGTTTTTCAGCAGTGCTAAGATCACCGCTAACTTTTGTAGTTACTGTATCTATATCTGACATTGCTTGATTAAATACTTTGGTATATTCCTCACCACTAGCATATACATCTCTAGTAGCAGATAATAGTGTTTGGGCATAACCAGAAAATTTATCTACAGCTGCTTGATCACCAGTTTTTGCTGCTTCTAGTAATTTATTATACTCTGTTTGTGCTGCAATTAATTTTTCTTGTGGTGTTAGTACAGACTCGGCACCTTGTAATAAGCTATTCTTTAAATCTACTAATCGTTGTTTAACAGTAGTTAAAGTACCAATCTGATTTTTTAAAGCATCTTGTACTGCATTAAATGAACTAACTACTGCATTCTTTAATAGATCTAATCTAGTAGCTTGTACCCATTTACCGATAACTAATATATTTTCTGCTGTTGCTTCGCCTGTTTTTTCTAATTCTTTAACATAATCTCTAGCTTTTGTATCAATGTCTGCTAGTGATTTATCTAGTGCAGTCATACCACTAGTTAAGCTAAAGATTTCTTTTTGTAAGTCTGCTACTATCTTTTGGCCTTCTGTTAGCTGTTCTCCAGAATCTATTACTTGTAAAAAACCTTCTTGTATATTTAACAGTGCATTAAACAGTGTTTGTCCACCAGTAGTAGTTAAATCTAAGCTTTGTACTAAACGCTTAAACTCTTCTTTAGTATCTACTGCTTCTATACCAAGACCAGGAAACTCTTTACTTAATCTAGCTATTTCTTTACCAACTGATTGAGTTATAGGCGCAAGGCGCTCTGCTTCAGTTAAAAAGTTTTCACGGAAAAACTGTGTTTTATCTATAAAATTATCTAAGCCATCCGTAGCACCTGCTAGTGCTTCTGTAACATTAAATAAATTTGTAAGATCTACAGCTAACCCTAGGTTACGTACTTGTTGTGCTATCTTTTCGTTAGTATCTGTTACGCGAATAACAGTTTCTAACATGCCTTCGCCAAAATTAGCAAACTGTTCAAAACTCTTAAACACAGCTAGTGCTGCATCATCCAGTATTGAGCTAATAACACTTTGTACTTCCTTGGCTAATTCTTCGCCTTTTAATCCTTTTAAACTTAGCTTAACGTCTGTAATCTGTACTGCACTAAGTGCCGCAGTTACTTGTTTTTCAGTCATTACGCCAGTTTTAGTAGCTAATTCAGTAAGCGTTTGTTGAGCACTACCAAATATACTAGAGAATAGCTGTGATACTTCATCAGTAACTTCTCGTGTATTTTGATCAATATAAGTTTTTGTGCTACCACCAATACCAAAGAAACCACTCTTTTTAACTATACGCTGTACTACTTCATAGAAGTCTAAGGCACCTTTGTTAGTGGCACTAGCTAAGTCTGCAAAGCTACCGCTAATTAATATACCTGCATCTTGTATATTTGTGGTGGTTGAACTGCCAAATAAACTACTAATACCTAAAAATCCACTGCTTGTTCTAGCACCTTCGGTGGTACCAAACATACTACCGGTACGTAATCCTTGAATACTATATAAACTTTTAGCAGTTTTATTTATTCCTTCATCAATAGATTGTAATGCTTTTAGTATTTTGTTATCGTAACTTAAACCATCTACACTAGTATTTTTAATAGTTTCTAGGCTTTTAGCAATGCTTTCACTCTTAGCTTCAGTATCGCCAAATACACCGCGGCGTACTTGTACTTGTTTACCACTGCTATCATAACCCATAGCAGTGCCTTGCACTTTTTGTTGTTGCTCTGCATTAGGTACAAAACCGCCACCACCTTTGCCACGACCAAATGCTCCTAAACCTATAGCGGCTATAATACCAGCTGCTACTACTGGACCATAAACTCCTAGTTGGCTAGTTATTTTAGAAAAGATTTCTGTAACGTATATGCCAGCACGTGCCATGAAACCACCAAGTGTTAAGCCAGTTTCAGTAGCTTCAGCAGTAGCCTTAGCAGCTACTTCAGTACCAAGATTACCAATTTTAGTTGCAAATTCAATGCCCATATTTACCATGCGTTGAATATGCTGAACTTTTTCTAGTGTTGCTAAAATTTTGTATGCTGCTGTATGCTCCTTGAACATAGCTTTAGTCATAGCTACTGATTTAGCATTTCCAGCTAATTCGTTATCTCTGGCTTTTTTCTTGGTTCTAGTTTCAGCATCAGTAGCATCTTGAGCTTTCTTTGATAGCTCAGCGCTTTCAAAACCCATCTGCTGTTGAAATAATATGGATTCAGCCTTAGCCTCTGCACTAGCTTTTTCTGCTCTTTTTATCGCTTCTTGATCTTTTAGTTGTTGCTGATTATTTGCAATTAGCGTTGTAGCTAAATCACCTAGTTTTTTACCAGCATTTCCAAAAGCTCCTTGTAAAGCATCAGCATATCTAGCCGCTTGATCAGTTTCATATGCTAATTCAGCTTGTTTAAGTGCCTGTTGGCGTTGAATCTCTAATATTTCTAGTCTTTTAGTTTTTTCTGTTTCTAGTGATTGTAGCTGGTTTTTATTTATTTGTTCTAGTCTAGCAAATTCTTCACGAACACGATCCGCTTTTTGTGCATCATTTAATTGACTTAATGCTGCTACACGTGCTTCTGCTTCTAGTCGTTTATTAGCTAAGTCTGCTTGTATATCACCTTGTTGTTTTCTAAAGTCAAGATTGGCTTTTTCTATATCTAGTTCGGCTGTTTTATTAACTATATATTGTTTATCTAAATCATATAATTCAGCAGCACTAGTAAATTGTGCGCGTCTAATCTCTAGTCCAGCTTCTAGTTTAACGTTTATTAAATCTCTATTAGATTTTTCAAGTTCAGCACCTTTGCGTATAGTTTCAATTTCTACTTGCAATTCTTCTGCACGCTTTCGCATAGCAGCAACTATATCCTCTTCTGCTTGACGCCGTTTAACTAAATCTTTTAAGCCTTCTGTGCCTAGGTCTGCATTTCCTTGTAAAAAGTTTAATTGGTCTCTATAATATTGCTGCTGTTCAGCATTTTGTGCTTTTCTATAACCAGTTTCAGCTTCACTAATTCTTCTATCTATATCAGCAATTTCTAGTTTTTGTGTTGCCTCTCTGCTAATGTTTTCTAGTTTGGCTTTCTCATTAATACTTTCTAATGTAGTTATACCTACTATTTGTCTGGTTATATCTATTTGTGAAAGCTTAGCTTGATTAATACTATTTGCAATATCTTTTAGCTCTTTTTGTTGAGCTAGTTCGGCAGCTCTAAATTCAATCCCACCCTTTACATCAATAGCAGTAAGTTTAGCTCTTTCTTCGCCTACTTTAGCTTGTGCCATGCCTAATCTTTGATCTCTAGCTACTTTACCGCGCTCAGCTGCTGCTACGATTTCATCAACATATTGTTGTCGATCTGCTGAAAGTCTGCCTTGTGATCTAGGGTCACTGCCCATAGCTGCTCGAATTTGATCTGCTGTACCGCCCTGCATAGCCATTCTTGTAGCCATTGCAGTATCTCTACCACGCTGTATTCTTTCTAAGTTAGCAGCGCGTTCTGCAGTATCCGGCTTTTGCATTTCAGTATTAATACTAACAGCAGCCGTAAGTTCTTGTATAGCACTTGTTAAAGTATCTTGCGAATTTAACATATCCAGTGCAATTTGCGCTTCACGTACTTTTATTGCTTGTTCTGCTTTTGCTATACGTGTCTGCTCTGCTACGGCTTGGGGTCCGCTAAGGCCTCCTGCATAGGCTGAGGCTATAGTATTTGCTGCGCGTATACTAGAGTTTTCTATTGCCATGCCAGTATATTTAGCGGCTTTTTGCAACGATTTATCTGCCTCTGTTGCAAATAATTGTGAGCCGTCTTTAAATACTGTTGCTAATTTTAAAGTATTGTCTTTATAATCTTCAGATAACTTAATACTTTTTTCTAAATTATCTCTTTCTGCTTTGAGATTGTCTATCTTTTTTTGGTTAAAAGGTTGCTCATCAGCAGGTCTAGCTCTAAACTGTGAGCCAGCTCCAGACTTAAATATTCTACCTTCTTCTGCAATGATTCGTTTATTCAAATCTGTCAAACTTCGTTTCATTACATCTATCTGGTTTTGATAAGCATCTAAACTTGCTTTTGCTTGTTTAAATGGTTCAGATATTGCAAACAAACCTTTGATAAAACTTTCGTCAAATTGTACTAATTTTTCAGGATTTTCTAATAATTCTTGAATAGCTTTTAATTGGTCGCCTACGGCCATTGTAGACACTTTAGACATATCAATTGCTAATCTAGCGTAATTATCTGCAAATTTTGCAAATGGGTCAGTTAAAGCTAATCCTTGTATAAACTCCTGAAAACTTTTATAAGTTTTGTCTAAATTATCTTTAAAATTACCTAGTACAGTAGATACGTCTTGAAATTGCTTTTTAAAATTTTCTGCTATTCCAGAGAGCCCCTGTTTGCCTAAGTAATCTAAATTTTTAATTTTTTCTTTTAGTGCTGCTTCATCATAAAGATTGTCTACACCTAAATATTCTTGTAATCTAGCCTGTAGTTCACCTTTTTTACTAAATTTATCCGCTACATCTAGGGCAGCATATAATTGCTTAGAAAGTGTATCAGCCAATTTGTCAGCTTGACCATATCCAAATAAGCCTTTAACATTATCCCAAAACTTATCCCAACCATTAGAAGCATCTTGCATTTTTTGAAATCTATTAATACTGATTTCCATACTATCACTTAGCTCACCAAATGCAGTAGCTAAAGCAATAGTACTTTTTATACTGTTACTACCTCTTTTCTCATATTCTTCTAATGTATTATTTACGGCTTTAACGCTAGAATTGCTATTATCTAATGCATCATTAAATCTTTGAGCTTCTTTTGCATTACCGCTAAGTACAGCATCAAGAGCAGAAAACGCTGTGATTGCTAATGTAATAGCTTGTATAATAGCACCTATTGCTCCAAGAGCACTGGTAATTATTGTTCCTATACCTGCAGCTAGTGCTCTCATACCAAGAGTAAATTTATTACCTACATTGCCGGCTTTACTAGCTTCATCCTGCATTAACCTAAAAGCATCTCCTATACCTAAAATGCTAGTATTGTATGCCATATTTGCTATAATTTGAGATCTTCTAGCCTGCACTGTTAAACTTTCTTCAGCGGCTAATAATCTTTGATATCTAGCTGTTTGCTCTAGTCGTTTTGTTTCTGCAGCAATACCATCTAACCTAGCTTTAGTATACGCGGTTTCAGCTTTAGTTGTTTTTTCTAAAGCTGTTACTGTTGCCATTTCTACTCCGGCAGTTTTAGCTTCTTCTTTTATTCTTTGTTTTTCAGGACGCTCTGTATATACACCTTTTTTCTCTAGTTTTTGCATTTCAGTATATGCAGTTCTAGCGGCATCAAGTCTAGCTCTAGCCGATTTCTTTACTTCGTCTATTTCTTGTTGAGAAATATCATGAATATCTTTTTTCAGTAAATCGTTGAGTTGTTTGCTGTAATTGGCTCCGCGACTCTTTAACTGATTTAAGGTTGCTTCTTTTCTTTCAAAAATACGTAGTTCGCTTTCAGCGTTAGCTTCCATTTGCTGAAGAACTTTTTTACTAGCTAAATCACCAAGAGCTTGTCCAGCTGCAAGTGTATCTGCCTTTTTCTGTTTTACTAAACTTTCCGCCTTTTGACGTTCTGCTTCTAGACTCTGCCTAAATTCTCCTAGGGCTGGTAGAGCGCGTTTAGTTAAAGTAGCTATTAATAGCAATAAGCCACCAGTTAATGCTGAGGGGCTTTTGCTTAATATTTCTGCAATTGGACCAAGCACTTTATTAAGTAGCTCTAGCCCATCTTGTGCTACATTTCTAAGACTGGCACTGAGCTTATCATATGGATTTGCAGCAATTTGATCACCAATAGCCGAAAACTTATCTTCACCTTCTTTTAAAACTGCATTAGCAAAAGCTTGACGACGCTCAAAGTCTGTTAAACCACTTACACTTTTACCTAATTGCAAGGCATAACTTTGAACAGCTGGCTCAATTTTAGTAAAAATACCTAGTTCGTCTAATAGTTCTGGTTCTAATTTAGTAATACCACGACTTAATCTGTTAATAGCATCAGGCATGCTAATGCCTAGGGCAAGACTAGCATTTTTAGCTACTTCGCCCATGCGTAGTATTTGTTGATTAGTCATGCCAGCACTACTGCTCATAGCAGTAGCACTCATAGCTTCACGTAAACTAATAGCACCATCACTTACTTGTGCTAGCTGTTTACTTAGTGTGCCAAGGGCGCGACCACTACTAGCTCCTAGTGCATCTAGGCCAGCTATCATATTAGTGGTATCCATTGCTCTGCTAAGAGCATTGAAGGCGGCTGTTAATGCAAATACGTTAGCAGCTACTGTTGCGTATAGACGTACTAAACCACCCAATCCGCGAGATTGTTCGGCAAAGTCTCTGCTGGCCGCACCTGTAACACCCGCAGTACCACGCATTTGACCATATTCTACGTTTTCTTTGGTAGTTTTAAGTGTAGCTTTTCTAGCCGCATCTGCTTGAGCGCGACTTAATGCTTCTGCTGCCTTAGCGGCACCTACTAATTCTTTATGCGTTCTACTAGCTTCATCTGCCGCTTCTGTTAAACCTTCAGATTGCAGTTTTAATCTAGCTGTAATTTCTTGATTGGCCATCTTTTCTCCTAGCCACGAACTATAACTAATTATGCTTAGCGCATAGAGTTTTATTTTAGTTTAATTATACCACAACGCCTAACAAATATCAATACCACATTTTTTGAGCAATAAAAAAGCCTTCCAGGCGTATTACTAGGAAGGCTTTTTGTCTCTTTCTTTTTGTTTTTGCTGAAATATTTTTTGACGAGCACCATCTATAAGTGATAATATTCTTAGGTATAGGACTCTGTCAGAATTATCCATTATTTGAAAAGACTCAAACAGCTGAAAAACTATTGTATAATCTTTTCCCATAAATGTAGCACTCATACCTTCCCAGCGATCAGGTAAAAAACCATACAATTCAAAACACTGCTGTACCTGTTCTGGTAGATCTTCAAATTCTACTGGTGTTTCGGCTAAATCTGGTTCGGTGCCAAGTGCTTCGCACATTTCATAGTAAGCATCTTTGGTCATGCCTACATCTTGATTTTGAAAATAATTATCTATATATTCAGTTACTTGCTGGTATTGCTCCTGGAAAAGTTTCCCAAATCTGTAACTTGTTCGCTAATAAATGCATCAAAATTTACTGAACTTTTCATTAAGTACAGTGCGTTTTCTTCACTGTATTCTAGCTCACTTTCAGGATCCTGATCACTTACATCTACAGGTGCAAGCTGCTCTAAATAGCGCATTTTTAAGCCAGTCCAACCTTTGATTGATCCTTTAACATATAGTTCTAGGAATAGATCGTCATTTAATTCTTCAACAGGTTGACGATTTTTAAAGGTAGTTTTGGTTGCTTTTTTGCGAATTGTTTGTAGGGTTTCACGACTTAAAAAGCTAACTTGAATATTAAATCCTGGCATACCTGGATATTCTACACTTACCTCTTTGCTAGGAACAAGCATGCTTTTTAATGACAACTGCTGAGACATATAGATAATTTTCCTCTAGGTTAGTGGTGGTGCCACATGGCACCACCAAATTTTATTGATTAACTTGTGGTATTTGCTGAGTAGTATTTAACTGTGATTTCGTTGGCTGTGTCGATTGCAAATGCGCTACTTGCTGAACCTTGAGCTGTAAAGTTAATAGCTGTACTAATAACTTGTTCAGTGTTAATTGTAGGAATTGTAAGTACGCAAGCGGGCATTAGTAGTTCTACACGAGTAGCACCAGTTCCGCCAATCTTTAACTCAACCTGAAATGCAGGGTTTACATCTGTTGCACTGTCTGTTAACATTTGTGATAATAGACCTGCACTGTTTGTATTGCCTGTACGTAGGTAACAGTTAATTGTACCACTAACAGCACGTGTACCTGTAAAGTAGGTAACTGGCTTGTTAACAACACCAAGGTTAGCTGGTGTTAAATATGTAACATTATTGCTTAGTGTAACGCTACCACCAGTTAGTGCTAGTGTATATGCTGTGCCAGTAGCACCAATACCCTTGGTAACTGCAACTGTACTCAACTTATTAGCTAAGAAAGGTGCTGTAGTGTTTTTGGCTTTAGACTGGTTTGTGCCAGCTGTAAAGAATGCACCACTAAATACAACTGGATCAGCTGTGTTTGCAGTAATTGCAACACTACGTAGTGTACTACCACGAGCTGTCCAAGCAATTGTAGCAATTGCATCTAGTCCAAAATCAATAGTTGCTTGATCCAACACGCAGTTATCAATAACATAACTAGTTGTGTCTAGTACAATGATAACACCAAAACGCTGCATTTGGTTTTTAGCACTGTTGGCTAGTGATAGTGTACTATATGGGGCAACGCCTGTGGCACCAACTGTTTTTGTCCAAGCAGCATTAGCACCACCAATTAGTTCTGCGCTACCATCAACATAACCTGCAGCAAATGCGTTCCATAGTACATCTTCTTCAGCATCAATAACGTCATTGTTATCAAACGCTGCTGAACTAGTAGCACCTTCATTGAAGTATGGGCGCATATATGTGCTAAATGTTAGCTCAACTGGATCTAGGCTAGTATTAAAACTGCGCTGACCACGAACTGGGCTTGTACCTGCTTCGTTAAGTGTTACTGTTTCGCTACCAGTATTCTGACTAAAACTTAGTCCGTCTAATACCTGAATTTCTTTAGTATTAGTAGCGTCGAATCCTGTAGTATTTACAATACCTGTGTTAGTATTAACATTGGTTGTAAAAAACATACGAGCGTTACGAATTAAATTAAAACTCATATCTCATTCCTTTTTGTTAGGTGCTACATTGCATCTACGAGATATTTATCTGTGGTCAGCAAACTAGCACGGTTGCTTACATGATCTGATAACGAACCTGTAAGTTTATCTCGCCAACCGCATATGGAGCTAGTAATCCCTCATCTGTAGTTATCGAGTCTATTAAAATTTCTGTGGTTTCATGTCCTGCGGCTGCATCATATACCAATTGACGATTTAGATCTATGCAAGTTTCTAAATCTTGTAGTAGTTGTTCTAGTTCTTCCTGCGCGCTATCTTCACTTTTACAGTATACTTTAACGCATACGTGTAGGTATCCCCAGGCAAAATCTGCTAGGTGATACTCACGGCGTTCAGTACCAGGAGTTAGGTACACACTAGGAAAATCGTTTACTTCGTCCCAAAATTTTAGTTTTGAGAAACTTAAGTTTTGTAGGTTGGTTATATAAGGTGATGTACCGTCTATAACCTTGAATTTTTCGGCTAGAGCCTTGACTATACTAGTTCTTTTACTCATGTTGCTACGGCCCTTAATCTTGCAGTAGTTAGCTTTGCTGCTATTTCTCTTATTGACTTGGTGATTAGCAGTTTAGGGTCTCTACTACGTGGAAATTGTTGTGCTCCGCCGGAACTAAATGTAGCATAAGGATTTTTCATATAACTATAAAATGTAGTTATCATTCCTTGTCTGCTAATACTAATTCTGTCTACGTTTACACTTTCTGCAAATCTTCCACTTCTAAGATTTAATACATCTCGTCTTGTGCCTGTGCCCATATTCTGCTTGACCACTTGTACCAAGTATTGATTTAATAGGGACTGTAGTTGTACAGGGCTGGGTTGCGACACATCTTCTTGAAATGATTTTATTGGTGTTAATTTTGCCGCTTTAACTTTAGCTTTTTTACCAATATTTTTAGATACTTTTGCAGTTATTTTACTATGTTGTTTAAGTTTAGCTTTACCTGTTTTTATTATATTAAGCAAACCTTCTACAATATCTTCACGTATTGTATTTGAACCTGGAATTGTGTCAATGCCTAGACTGGTAGCTATGTCATTTACTAGTTTATTAAAAATCTCTAGTTCTTTGCGCGAAAAAGTATTGTTCTTCTTTTCGGTATGTAAGGTAACTACAACGTATGCTTCACCTAATACGCTTCTAGCTTGTGCAATTGCTTCAGGAGTAGTATTCCTAAAGTCATAGCTTAAATTTGCCTGAATATCGTATAATTTATCTAGTGCTAATTTAGCACTAGTTGCCGCACCAGTATTTCCAAGTGTTGCTGCTACCCTAAGAACTTCTTGTATTTTTTCTTCTAGCGGGCTGGTTAGGTTAATATTATCTGGTGAAGGAATATGTCCTATGTCTACTTTAGACCTAGTTGTGACTTCGTAGTCACCGGTTGGTACGCCTTGTTTATTTAATCTGGCTCTATATCTTCGTGATTCGCCAAATCTAGTAGCTTTAAGTCTAGGATTAGCAGAAATATTGTTACTTACAAAATTTCTTATAGCATCAAAATTTTTACCAACAATAAAAAAATTGCCTGGGCTGTCTATTAACACAGGATAGGGTTTTGCAGATTTAGAGAAGTAGTCCTTTAATCGCTCATCTTCTAGTGTAACGTAGGTTCTTTTGGCGAGTGCCTTACGTACCACGTCTTGCAAAATTTCATATATTGCGTTATAGGCTTCTAGATCTCGCTTGGGTACAAAGTTGCCTCTATATACATTAACTTTTAATGCTTCGTATCCTAAGTCTAAGATAGTTATACGATCGTCTAATTCTGGTCTATAGTTTTTATATAGTGCATCAAACAGTTCAGGTGCTCTAGCCTGTATTCTGTCCTTTAATCCTGCGGCCATTATACATAATCCGCCATATACTGATCTAGTACGCGTTTAATATGTGCTGGAAAATTTGTAGTAGCTACATATTGTATTTGCGTTACATTTGGCGTTACATCACGGTTTACGTGCACTGCACTATTATTTTTTGAGTAGTATTCTACAAGATCAAGTACGGCTAGCTTAAGATCATCGGGTACGACCTCATAACCTGCTGTATAAGTTACACGATAACCACGTAGGTATTCTAAGAACCAGCCACCATTGCTAATAGCTCTAACTGTGTCACCATCAGGTACCCAGTCTGTAAATTTTACAAGTTTAGTATAAGTTTGACCATAGTCTACGCTTTTACTAACTTCTGCTACATTAACAACAGGTGTTTCTTTTAATATAAGTTTGTCAAATCCGCCATCAAAATATTCTGTTTTACTTTCATCATAGTAGTCAGTAAAATTTCTGCGGCAGTAGGTTTTTACTAACTGACTAACTTTAGGAATTAATAAGTCAATTTCTTGATCTTTATTTGTACTAGTAATTCCTAGATAGTTTTTATACTCCGTTCTAGTAATTAGGTCAGCCATAAATCCTCCTGTGTCTCTAAAGACTAGCACGCCAGGCTTTAGAGACAGGGCTCCAAAGAACCCTGCCTAAGTTTAATTAAACGTAACGAATTGTAACAACACCGCTGCCTTCATTGCTTGTTAAGCGGCTCATAGCGATACGCATACTAGCAACGATAACACGGCGCTGGTTGATGACTTCGTCATCTGTGTCAATACGCATTGCACGATGGTTACCAACAACAAAGTTACGTGGATTAACTAGAACAGCTAGTGCATCATTAGCGGCTGCACCAGTCATTTGAGCTGTAACAACTACTGGAGTTTGTGTGATTAAACCAACTTGACCAGTAATTAGTGTGTTACGTGACTCGCTAACTTTGTCTGTGCTTTGGAATGTGCTGTCATCTAATAGGTCATAGTAAGCGGCTTGGCTAACGAACATGATTAGCTCGCTGGGCTCTAGACCCCAAACACCTAGTGCACGACGTGCATCTAAAAACTTAGCAAATGTTAGTTTACCACCAACTGCAACTGTAGGACTTGCAGTAGCACTACCATCATAATATGCTAGACCGTTAATACCGGCCGCATATGTTGTAGCACCAACGTCATTACCTAGAAGCATAGACTTGTCTAATGTCTTAGCCATACGACGTGTGATTGCATCACGGATAATAGGTACTAGGGCGATAAGACCATCTTCCTCTTCTTCAAAGGCGATGTACTCTTTGGTAGCTAGCTTAGCGCTGCTGATTTCAATGTCCTTTAGCGCATGTGTACGAGCTGTACCACTGCTACTTGACCCACCAAAATCACTGTTTGCTACCCAGGTTGCATCTGCACCAGCATCTGGATTGATAGGCAGCTTCATAAAAGGCTGTGGCATAGCGATCTGAC